ACATTATCAAAACAGAAAAAGAAACTAAAAGAACGAATTTGTAAAGTCATCAAATGAAAAGACTATAGAAAAAATCATTTATTGTGGTTGTACCATTTTGGGAGAGCAGGTTCTGTGTGTCTAGGCCAATCTGACCATTTCCGTCGAGCCCGAGGGCCCTTTTCCTCAGCGACGTCTCTTGTTCTCGCTTCCTTGAGTCTCTGCTCTTCGCTTTCTGTTCCTGACTAGTCCCTCCCTCACACTTTCACAAAGGTCACACTCCATGATTGCTCCGAACGTGGCGCCATGCCTTATGTGCACTATTGTGTCTCCTTCATCCAAGGTAGGGCTTATGACATACCTAGATGTGTTCTGTATTCTCCTGTCGTAATGTATGTAGACAAAATCCTTAGGAACTTTCACCACAACCTGGTTCTTGTCAACTAGCTTCCCAGGCTCAAAACACCAGTCCTCCAACCTTATTCCTATATGCGAGGATATCTTCATGGTGGCCCTATTTCTAGTTCTTGAATACCCATCTCGGTTGAAGTGTTGTATGGGTGTGGCACCTATAGATGGACTCACAACTTGGTCGGGCAAGGAAACATCAAAGTCAGAAGGAACTATATCACTCCAGTCCTCCCATTCTAAGGCATATATCACATTTTGTCTGTCGTCCCTATAGCGGAGGAGACCTATGCTTTCGTCTACTGCCTCATGTTCTAAGCCCTCCAGAGGTATTCCCCTCATTCCTCGACAAGAGTACACACGCCTTTCTCCGTCCAAAAGCTGAGCCAGTATTGGTCTCTCACCTCTCCTCATTCCCAAACTTCTCCAATCCATCATTAACTGATACAGGGATTCTCCACCCCATATCATAGGACTAATAGTAGATGGTGCTATCTCTCTCTCCCCAGACTTGCACAATTCGGCGTGAAATCCGAGCTGCGAGGTCTTTGAGTATGCAGGTCCTTGCCTTGGCTCCCCACAGCTGTGCTTCACCTTAAGTCGCATCCGCTTCTTCCTATCTTTCTGCATAATGAATTGCAGTTTCTGTTCCCTGGTTGAATTCTTCAGCTCAGAAACAGAGATTTCACTAAGACCAGCCGGGTTGTAGTTGGGCAGGAGATCCATCCACACGATGTTGGTCTTGGTCACAGATGTCTTCTCGCTTATCTCTCCGGCCATGACGAACTCTCTAAATGGCCTTCTCTTGCTCATCACATGCGTGAGTATGATGTATCGATCCTCTTCGATCTCCTTTATTATCTCGTCAGGGAGGTCCACTCCTTCCCTATCGGGGGTTGTGAACCTCTCTATAGCGCTCAACGCAGTAAGGGTTTCGAGGGGGGCCTCTGGAAGAGAAACTCGATATCTCGCAGATTTATTTATGGAGAAGATTCCTGGGTTTCCTCTCTCGTTCTGGAGACCTCTAGAACAACCCGCAAGGCTTATTTCAAAGTTGGTGAGGGGATTTGACCAAAACGACGTCCCTAGATCTGGGAGCTTCTTACTCTTGGTCGAGGACCTAAATCCTATCTTATGAAGTTTCGATAAGATGTCTGTGGCATTTTTAACTTCGCCCTTGTCCACAATTCTTTGGTATATAGCCCTCATTCTCTGCAGCCCGAGAACGCTTGGTAGTGGCGATATCACATCTTCGGGATTCTCACTCATGAGCCTCCTCCATGTGTTATCATTGTAAGATCTTATATGTCTGTCGAAATCTTCCCCTGAAACCCATTTCTGGACCATCATCTTTGAGTAGCATCTCATGGTGGACCTGACCATCGTTAGGGAGCCTCCATTTAGGAAAACATTCTTGGCGGATGACCTGCAGTGCTCGACGTCCGACAAAATGTCATTGTGTGGCAGGCCGCTGATTGCACAGATAGCTTCCACCACAGAAGGGTCAGGATTCGAGCGCGGATCACTAAAGACCGTCTCATTGTTGTACTCACCGATGTGGACTGCCTTCACACTCTTCTTCTTCGAATCTATGGTCCCTGAGCC